ACGGAGGACAAAATCTTCTCATCAAAGTCTGTAGTGTCGTTAGGAAGGTCGGAAAGCGAAATTTTTTCTGGTAGCTCTGCTTCTAGGGAAGAATCTTCAATAATTTGTGCAGGCCCTTGCTCGATTGGCTTAGAGGCGTCAAAATCAGCATCTAGTTGCTTTAGTTTGTTGTACTGACCACCTTCAACCGCCAGAATTTGTTCTGGCAGTCCTATAACAACCACTTCTTTTTCTATTTGAGTGCCCATACCGCCAGAAAAAGCTGTAGATAGTACTTGAGAAATTGGCACTTCAGTTCGCATAAAAAGACCATAAAGTCCAGCGTAGGCACTTCCAGTGGAAAAACTTACGGACCAACTACTTAATGGCCTAACTTTGGCATCTACTATTTTTGTGGGTTCTTTTAATCTTGAATTATCTTCAGAATTAGTCATTCCTCTATAAAGTGAAAGCTTTTTAATGCCTCTATCTGCAAAAAACTTTTGAGTATCCTTGTACGCAGCTCTTAAAAAGGCTTCATAAACTTTTTCGTTTTTCATAAATGGCTGAGCTTTTTCTAAGTCATCTTGGGCTTCAGAAGTTCCCTCTAAGTTAAATACCCTTTTAGCAACTTGTTGTAGAGCTTGTATAGAGCCATAAGCAGAAGGTGAGCCATTCCACTCTCTACGTAGATTAAGTATCGCGCCAAGTGCCCAGTCTTTATTATCGGTAGGAGAAGTTCTGCCTTGATTTTTTTTAAATTCTAAAAGCTCTAAAAAGACTGGGTTTAATTTTGCAATCTCCTCTGAAGTCACCCCGTCTTGTAACATTAAATTGTAAATGTTTTCTGTAGATGCTTCTTCGTCTAAGTCTTTTCCTTCAGAGTCCCAAAGGCTTTCTACTTTTCTGGCAGTTATGGGTTCGGTTTGAAGTTCTAAGGGCTGAGTAGGTTTTACTTCTTCAACTAAATCAGCAAGGTTTGGAATTACAGAGTCTTCTCTAGCACTAACTACGTTTCCGTCAACGTCTTTGCCTAGCTCGATGCCCTGCTCTTTTAAGTCCTCTTCTGTTAGAAGAGCTATGTACTGCTGAGCGTTATCAGAAGATACTGGGTAGTCGCCGTTAGGGAGGTAAGGGTCATTCTCTACTTTTACGTAGCCTCTACCGTCAGGAGTCATTTCTCCAGTGAAGGGGCCTAAAACGTTATGGTACTGCCCGTTTGGCAAACGTACTTTGAATTTAACACCGCGCCCCATTTCGACCCAACGGCCGTAACGGTCTCTTAACTGGGTAGCAACGCGAGCTCGCTTTTCGGCTCTGGACTCGTTGTTAGCTCCAGCGGTTAAAGAAAACTCGCCGATTAACTCAGTACTGAATCGGGTCTTCGGCATAAGGAATAACTTCCTCTACCTCAACCTCAGGAGCGGAAGTTACTCCAAGAGTTGCACGAAGTTGCCACTCCCACTTCTGTTGCATGTCAATACGTCCAGCTACAAAGTCTGCAACTCCCTGCTGGTTTGCGCCTTCAGCCATCTTAAACGCTGTGTTCAAGCAACTAAGAATCTCTTGGTTGGCAATGTATAGAGCCTGTGCAAATTCCATCTTGTCTCCAGTAGTCACCCTAGCTGGCATCATTGAAGTAAAGGCTGAAAAATCGGACAACAGGTACGGTGCGTCGTATCCCATCTTAAGAATGTTCTCTGCAAGTGGGTCGATTGAGCTCGAGATGTCTTCGTAGATTTCCTGAAAAAACTCGTGCATCTGGGGAAAGTCAGAGCCTTTAACGTTCCAATGAGCACCTTGTGCAAGGAAAGATAGGGTAACGGTGTCAGCAAGCAACTTGGCAAGCTGAGAAGCTAGTGCATCTTTAGAAGAAGAATCTTCCATCTTGTAGTAATCGTTCATAATTTATTTATCCTTCGGTGCTTGGCTCTGCTAGAGGGACTGGGGCTTCCTCTGCTTCGGTTGGGGTTTCGGTAGGTGTTGGTGTTGGCTCTGCTAGTCCAGCAGGTGCTACGTCTGGAACTGGCACTCCCTGAACTGCTTGCATAATGTCTGGCCCTAGAGGAGCTGGACTTGTCTGCTGGTTAATTTCTTGAATCTTTGCAAAAACCTCTGGAGCAACGGACTTAAGCATTCCTTCAGTCAGCTCTGGAGTAATAGCTCCTCGTTGAATTAGAAGCCTTAGGGCAACTTCATTCGGGCTTGGAGCGTCAGTCTCGGAGAATCCGTGAGCTTTACGCCAGCTCTCAAATGACACTGCCATCTTGTCAAAGCCTGAGTCAGCATCTGCTGCGCGGTCATTGCGAGTAGCAACCTGTGATGGGTCGTACCAAACAACAACTCGGTCAACTTCTGCCTCAGTAAAGCCGTTGGCAAGTAGGTATGGGCGCAAGTAAACAACTGTCAAAGAGTCAGCAATGATTAGCATCAGTGGCTCAATGTGCGCCTTGTACAAGCTCTCATCAATTTGTAGTGCGTTGGAGTACTTAACGTTTGCTAGACCTGTAACGATGTCCTTAGGGACGTCTAGACCCTGCATGATGCGCTCTAGTACTCTGTCGGAACGTTCTGCTAGTGCAGGGTCGAATGAGCGCTCAAACTTAAACTGCTTGATTGCATCGCCAAGTTCTGCAGGACCACGAATAATAAGTGGAACAACGGCAGAAGCTGAGTCCTCGTCTTTAATAGGAGTAGTCATCGCGTCGATGAGCTGGTCCTCAAACTCGTCCTCTAACTCCTCTGGAGTTGGCTCGTTGTAAAGTCCATCTGCATCGTCGTAAGGGTAGTCAGGGTCTGGAGTAGCTGCTACTGAAAGACCGTCTGGCAAGTAAAGAGCACCAGCGTTCAAGCGTGAACGTGCAGTAGCACGGAAGGTGCGGTTTAGAAGTAGTAGTTCAGCACAAAGGTCTAGGATTCCTCGCATGCTGGAGTCAGCTTCGTCAGTGAAGCGTGGGTGAGATTTCCAGATACGTCCAACGAAAGCGTTCTTAGGAAGTTGAATAGCACCCTTCTTAGCAGTTCCGCCAGAAGTTGTGCTCTTAAGTTCACGGCGTGGAATGATGAAGTAGTTTCCCTTGCCGTCAGTTTGGATTTCGTCAACAGAGCGAATGTCCCATGACTCTGGAACTCCGTGGCCTGGGCGTGGTGGGGTCTGAGCCAAGTAGCACTCGCCAGTTACCTGCAAGTTAAGAGCTGCATCCCTTAGAAGTCCAGTTTGACCTCCGTATGCAGAGTCCAAGCGAGACAGTGCACGCTCAGCTGCTTTTAGTAAACGTACGTCTTCTTCACTATCGACGTTCTGAATAGCAGTAGGAGTTTCAGAAGGACTAGAAACAACAGCTGGGTAAAGTTTGATACGAGAAACTACTGAGGCAACAAGGTTGAAAGCGTACTTAACTTCGCCGATTGCGTCGTAGTATTCCCAAGCTTCTGCTTGCCACATAGAGGAAGAGGAAGAACGTCGCTCTTTAAAGATTAGGGCTTCGTCACGGTCGCCAAGCTTTAGTTGAACTGCAGCAGCAGTCAAAGCACGGGGGGCATTGTAGGCAACAGCCTGTGCTGGAGTGCCGTTAGAGACGATAAAAACGTCAGAAGGAACGACTGCTCTAGAGCCTGAGGCAGAAGTTCCCGCACTTGTAGCACGAATTGGAGAACGTGAGCGCTTTTTAGGCTCAGGGTCTTTTCTAAAAATGCCCATCTTTCTCTTTCTTAGTGGTCGAGACGGTTAGCTACTAGACCAGCTACCGCAGACAAAGCAAACGGAATACAGGCAACTACAGTCGCTACAGGAACTATTGTATAGCAGATTGTGATAAGTGATGCGACCCAGAAGCTCATACACCACGTACAAGTAAACAAATAACCTATTTTAGTGGTTGGCGGGTACTTTTCCCATACCTTATTGCGTATGTCGTCAAAAATAACGTCGACGATAAACAATCGTGAAATTCTAAACGTTGCTAAAGCTAGAAGCAGTAGCGCGATTGGATTAAGAATGTCCATTTATTTAACTCCTCTTTGTGATGTAAGTGTCTTGTAAGGGTTCCAAGAACGAAGCCGTGAGCCACATCCGCAGTTGGTGTCCTTCTGAAAGGCTATCATCTTTCCGCTTTCAGTTGTGAGGCGGTATGTCTTTTTAGGGCCTTCGGGGCCAATGAGGTTGTCTTTATGATACTTCTCTTGAAATACAATCATTGCGCCAGTAGGAGAGTCTTGGGCAACAGTGACAGTTTCTTCAGTGAGAACAACCCTTGTAGTAGCTAAATAATAGATGTCCTTGTCTTGGCTTGGCGGATGTGCATTAAGGACGTTGACGTCCTCAAGGTGACCAGCGGGGGTGACTTGAAAATGGGCGGGGAAAAGGTCTACAACTATTTGCATGTGGCTATCTTCCTAAACGTCGGGCTATGGCACGGAAAGTAACATTTGAGGCTCTGGCAATCTCAGCCGTAGTGACGTCGACCAAATCAAGTTGGCGGATTAGTTCGTTGAATTCTTGGTTGGCTTGGAACTGTAGGGACGTCGACGACATGCCACTTCTGTATTGGCGGGCGAGTGGGGCTAAGTAAGCTAGGCGGGACTCATCTGCTGAAGAGATTCCGGGGGAAACTGGAGTCTTGCGTTGATACCCAGTGGGGGCTGGCTCGTTTGGAGGCTGAACTGGCTTTTGGTGGAGGGAGTAACGAACGTCGCCGTTTTCCACCCAGTACTTGACGGTGGAACGTCTGACAGGTGGAGTGTAGGCTTCGCCGATAGCACGAAGCGTCCAGCCAGACTCAAAGAGCTGGCGGGCACGGCAGTTGCGCTCGTTCTTAGTGGTCAGCGAAAGAAGAATTGCCTTTTCAGTAGAGGGCAGTCCTTCATCTCTTGCTGGACGTCTAGGGGAAGTCATAATGTACAGTATAACACTCTACGTACGAACCTTAGTGAGAAGTTGAAGCGGATTCGGACTGAGAGGATAATGATAGTACATTAACGTATTTTGGATTTGGCCGGTCAGACGGGAGCGATGTGTTTCTGGCTCTGTCAAAATTGTTTCCGGTAATGCAGCCCCCCCTCCGCTGGCTTACAGCTTTTCTGAACTAACTAGCTTTTACATTTATAAAACTAATAAGCATTGTCTAAAGCAAGCACTACAGGACTTCTTTGTCTAGTTATTTACTACAAGAATAATTTGTATCTAACAACAATTATCTACATACATCTAAGACTACAAGCCACTACCAGCTAGCAAGCAAAGTAAATAACTTAGTAAGTAAATACTATTTAGTTTTACAAAGAAGATAAATAGCAACTAAATACTTTTAGTTATAGGAATACTAAACTTCCTCTAGCCTTCTATTATTTTGTTATTAGTAAAGAGCTAACTAGCAATCTTCTTAGACTAATAGCTTTAGCTTTTACTTCAGCTCCCAAGCTCCAAGCTCTTTAGTAAAATAAAATTTATACAACAAGCAATTAGTCAGCTATCTTTTATAAAAGTATTTTGTAAACATCTAGCAATAAAAGCCTATCCGCCAATTTAGTAAACAACTAATTTGAATTTACTTTTACAAAGCAAGCAAGTAAATAAAATAACTTCAGCCTCTAATAAATTTAGATAAGCCTTGACCGCTGAACTGAACTAGCACATCACCGCAAGGCAAAGCCGGGGAAATGTATCGGTTCATCGCGAGCGCTTATCTAATGCTGAACCTTCCGCCCCTAGACGCTCCGCCTGTCCTATTACTGCCTAGGTCTAGCCTTCTACTAGCAAAGGACTTAGCGCTAAGCTTGCCCCCAACAAAGCCAGCAGGTGGCTTGATAAGCAAAGCCGTAAGAGCGTGGACTAAAGCATCTACCCTATCTGGAGACTTACCTTCGCCTGGTACCCAGCTAAACATCTGAGACTCTAGGTCTGCTAAGTATCCAACGTGATGAACTCTGCCTTGCTCATAGGCAAGCGTAATAGGCTCAGCCCGCAAAGCTTTACCGTACTTCGAGTGAACTTCTAAAACTTTTATAGTTGGGTCAATAGCGTTTATAGCATTACGAACTAGAGCCCCTCCCTGATTCACTTCAGCAACTACAGGGCAACCCCACTTGCGAGCCACAGCTACAACCTTGTTAGCCCAAACATCAGGCGACCCCAAGACTGAAGCGTCTTCAAGTATCCAAGACTGTCTCTTATACAAATCTCTATCGGCAGTAGAAGCGCAAACAACAATGCCACACTCATCCCTAGGGTTCTCAGCTACTGAAGGGTCTACTCCAATAATTCTTAGCGGTGCTTTAGGAGGTAAGAAGTGTTCACGGTTCAACTCAACTAACTCTTCGGTCCATAGAGCGCCTTCAACATCTGAGAGCATCTCACCGTAAAGCTCCTGTTGAGCCAACCTAGTTCCCGCATACACCCCCGTAATGGCGTCAATGTAAGTAGAAGATAAGTTTCCCGAGTTGTCCATAGTAGAGCCACGTGAGACCCAGACCTTACCCGTACGCTTAGCTTCATCAAGTAGAGCGTAAAGAATCGGCACACGCTTCGGCGTAGTAGTTGCCAGAATCTGAGGGTTAGTTCCAAGACGTGTAGCAACTCGAAGGTTGTCCCAAGAAGTCATACCCGCAGCATCTGGAGACTGTCTCCAAGCAGCCAACTCATCTGCCCAAGAGTAGTGAGCCTGAACACCACGTAGAGAGTCAGGCTCGTCAGCGGTGCCAAGCACAGCCGTGTTGCCATTGGGCCAAGTTAGACGGCGCTTAGACGGCTCGTAGAGCGGGCGCTCGCTAGGTGGAGATACTGCCAAGACACCACTATCACCTTCGACAATAACGTCTCGAACATCGGCTGCAGTTCTAGCTACAAGCAAGAACCTAAGTCGCCCCTGAGTAGTGTCCTTAGCCTTCTCTCGAACCCACTCGGCTGCGCTCCTAGTCTTACCAGCACCACGACCCGCAAGGAATAGTCCAACGTTCCAAGAGTTATCAGCAGGCGGAATCTGCTCAGGTCTACCCCAAAAGCTCCAGTCCCAAACTAAAGAGTCTGGGTCCATACCTGCTAGAACTGCCAGCCTCTCCTCGTCAGGAAGTTCAGCTACAATTTGAGCCAAGCTCTTCGGCATAGTTCTCCAAATCTATT